AATTGTTAGAGATTTTATATATTTATATACATTAGATAGCAAAAATGCTAACATAAGCTTAAAACTGGATTTAAATGTAAGCAAAATTATATAAAAGGTATAAGAAAACTTAAGAAAATGATGTAAAATGGCGGTTTGGGGTGGCCCAACTACCCATCACCTTATATCACCCTTTACCTACCTATTACGACCGTTAACCAAGATAAAGTTCACGTTGGTTTAGTATTAAATCGAGGACCGAAGGTCCGAAGATTTAATACTAAACCAACATAATATTCATTGACAAATTTAAAATATTATATTATAATTAAAGTGGATAAAAATGATAAAAATATATATTATAATATATTTTTATAAATGTCAAATAATGGGAAAATAATTGCATATGCGCGCGCCCGACCGCTGCAAACAAACAGGTGCAGCGGCCATATCAAACGTGGAGGCGGCCGCTGCCGCCCCGTGCCAAAATCAAACATTCAAATAACCAGCGCATAAAAGCATATGCGCAGACGTTGGTAAAGGGTGCTTTACCCTTGGGTAAAGGCACTTTAACCTCGATAACCGCAGGTTTACATAATATTTTTATGGTAAACTTAAAGATTTTTGGGTAAAATCACTAATTTTTTGTCAAATTTTAAGAATTTTTAGGCATTTTGCACAAAAAATACAGTAGTTTACATAAAATTTGGGCAAAATGCTGAATTTTGGGAAAAAATTTTTAAAAATTTGTGCAATTTTTTTCAAAAAAAACTTGACAAAGAGGGGATTTTGTGGTAAACTAGGGGCCGGCACAGTGGTGCGCGGCCCGATTTCCCATTATATCACATAATTTTACCTTTGTCAAGCACTTTTTTTATGTCCGGGCGCCATTTGTCAAGCAAAAAAATGCACTTTTCAGTGCATTTTTTTGTATTTTATGGGGGCAACCGCCTACTTTTTAGGTGGGCGGTGCTTTGTGAGTTTAAAGGTGTACGTTGCACCCTCATAAGTAAAGGTTGTTTCAGTTTCGGTCTTTCTTGCAATTATGACCGCCCCTAAATCTTCCATGAGTGCGCTAACCTCGTCAAGAAGATGACCTTTCGTTTCATCTACCTTACGAACCTTTTCAGCCTTTTTTCGTGGCTTGTCAGACTGCTCATAGCGTCTACCACTCTTTGCGGTAAGTTCGTCAACCACCTTTTCAGCGTCAGCGTTTTTAACTTTTCCCTGTTCCTCAAGGATTAAATCACACGCTTCTGTGATACTGATTTCAAGGCTTTCAACGTACTTATCAATCAGTTCGTCATTAACTTCAAAACCTTTGTATTGCATTATATCAACCCCTTTCTTTATTGTACCTTTATTATATCAAAGGGGTTGAGATTTGTCAACCCCTTTTTTATAATTTTTTACGAAAAACATTCTTTTCGCATTTTCTTGTGTTTAGCAAAACAATATTTTAAAATTTCCTTTTCGATTAATACATCTTCAAGTCCTGTGTGACTTTCTACAAAATCAAGATTTCCTGTTATGTATTTATAAAGGACTTCCGCCTTAACTTGCGGTCTTGGTGACTTATGTTTTGTCACAAAACCATTGTCAAAACAGAATTTTATATAAGTTGGAGTTTTTGCAATAACATCAAGTGCCATTTTCATTGTATCCCATATTTCGCAACCATATGGGAGAAAATAACGATATTTTGATTTACTCAGCCATCTTTGTGTATTATTTGTAGAACCATAATCAAATCGCATATTGTGTGCGCATATTGTTTTTGTATTGTATCTTTTAAGCGTTTCCGCAAGGTCTTTTCTAATTGTTGACCATGTTGCAACTTTGCGCTTTCCGCTCTTTATATCCTCATAATACTGTGGCAACTTGTTTGCATAATAAGCGGAGTTCATAAGTTCCTTTTCATCAAAGAATATATCTCTATTTATATATGACTTTGTTTCATATACGTTGCCTTTCTTGTCAACAACCGCCCAACCTATGTCATATACCCACATATTCTGTGGTGATACACCCTCAAAATCTTTATCAAGCGGACACGTTTCCGTGTCCATGACTACTATATAATGCTTTCTCTTGTCTATCAATTTTGTCTACCTCTTTTCTTTTGATTATGTATTAATTATAACATAGTTAAGCTACGTTGTCAAGCATTTTTTCTAATTCTGTAAGGATATTATAATTAGCATTTATTGTTTTGCCGAGTTTCCAACCCTTACGAACTTTTTCATTGTCATCAATAAGTACCTGATAACCGCCTATGTGACGAGTGCAATTTGCTTTTGTAGTTCCATACTTTACAAGGTGAATTTCATCATATGGAAAATTGTACTTTTTAAGCCACTCAATTTTAGCCTTACGAACCATATTATCATATGCTTTTGTGCTACCTTTTGCAAGCCATGTGGTTACTACAATTCTATAACCTACAACTTTAAGCATATTGAGAATTTCAGCCATATAAACCATATCATAGAATGGTTCAGCAATCTCATATGGTCGAGCATTTTCGTTTCTAAGGTCATTCAACCAACCGTCAACCCCATAAAGGTCAGCGATAGTTCCGTCCATATCAAATACAAGTGTTCTGTTTTCTGCCATAAGCATTTCCTCTCTTTCCTTTTTTCTTTATTATAGCACTTGCGGTCTTACTTGTCAAGCACTTTTTTAATTTTTTTGGAAGATTGTTTTCAGCCTATCGGGTCTGTTCCCTCATTCCTTACAATACCATTATAGCACTTTAACAGTGAATTGCAATAGGCAAAATGCACAAAGATTTTAGGAAAAATTTGTGCGATCTGCCGAATAAAAAATGCTTGACAAAATTCTCGCGATATGATATAATATTGAATTTGGCGCGAAGCCAGTCCTGACGTCCGGTTTCGCGCCAACAAGGAAAAGGGCACAGGAATTTCACCTATGCCCAAGGAAAGGAGGATTTTCGATTTTCATCTCGTTGAGTGAGGGTGAGGGGACTTGAACCCCCAACCACTTGATTAAAAGTCAAGTGCTCTACCTATTGAGCTACACCCTCTTATTTCACCCCACCCCTTGCGGAGTGGGGCTTGTAGCCTATGAGGTACTACTCTGCGACTACGAATGTGTTAGGGTTCTTACCCTTGCCCACAATCTTTGTTACAGTACCATTGTCTACATAAGGCTTGAGCATAGCGCTCGCCTTCTGACAAGAGATACCGATTTCAGTACCGATTTCGGTAGCTGTTCTTGCTCTACCGTCAGCAAGAAGGGCAAGAATATCAGCACGAATGCCTTCAGCTTCCTTCTGTGCCTTTGTTGGTGTAGAAGCCTTCTTATCAAGGGCTTTTATAGCCTTTTCAAAAACTTCCTTTTCCTCTGCGGAAAAACCTTCCATACCAAGTGCCTTTGTAAAAACTTCTCTCTTTGTGATAGCCATAATTATCAACTTCCTTTCTTTGATTTGTTTGTTTTCTTTATCTTACATACTTATTATAGCAAAACTTTTTTGATTTGTCAATACTTTTTTAAAAATTTTTTTCGGTTGCGCAACCTACACTTTCCTTCTATCACCCAGTAAGGCGGGGCGTGTAACCCTCTAATGGGATATATCTCCTAAGTTTTCTGTTTGTTGAGAAAACTGCCCGATATATTGGACTAAAACCATCATCTGCGATTGGGAGACAGAACCCTGTTTTAATGTCTTTTCTTCTGACAACGCATTTCCCCTTTATTTATCCCATGAAGGCAAGGTGCGTACCTTATTGAAGAAGATAAATCTTCTTCGGGTGGTGTTGGTGATTTTATTAATGGGAAAAGCTCTATACACCGATAGTAAAAACCATGATATTTAATTGCAAGTTTCTTTCTTGATTAATGAAAAGGTCTGCGGTGTGTTTTCTCTTGTGCCTTGCAAGGGTTTTGGCTTTCGCCCCACAGAGGAGTTTTCATCACTGTCTGTTAAGACCTCTTCTCTTTACTTTGTGATTTAATTATATCATTTTTTTATTTAGTTGTCAAGTCTTTTTTTAACTTTTTTTGAAATTTTTTATTTGGGTTTTTCTTTCTTCTTCCCTCAATTTCTATATTAATTATACAAAAATTTTTTGTATTTTGCAAGTAGAAGAATATGGGAAAATTTTGTGCAATTTGCACAATAAAAAATGCTTGACAAAAAGGTGGCGGCGGGTGTATAATATTAATTTGGCGCTCACTCGGAGTTCGCGCCCGGCCGCCAAAAAAAGAAGAGGACTTTAATAATCCTCTTCTACAAAATCTTTTACTTCTATTTTATCTATAATCCCCTCAACAACAAGCCGCCTTGCAAATTCTAACACTTCTGGTTCATCTGTAACCCAGCTTATTTCTTTATTAGTGTATTGCGTTAAGCGTAAATCTTTAATAGTTATAACTTTAGTATTCATTTGTTGCACACCCCTCTTTCGTTTTTCTTTATTATACTATATTTGCGGTTGTTTGTCAACCGCAATATAGTAAAATTATAAAATAAATGTTAAGTGCCACGCTCGATAAGTGCATTACAAGTCCGTTGATGTGGCGGTCAACTGCAAGGTCTTTCATAACCCCTATAACTGCAACCGCAAGTCCGAACCACGCAATAGATAATCCATAAATCATAATAAGGACTACATTGATTACAGTTATTAGACACCTTAAATCATTATATTCAAATTTGTATCTTCCCTCGATTTTAAAGAACTCTTTTACTTTTGTCATAGGTCTTTCCTCTCTTTCTCTTTTGTAAGTTAATTATATCAAATAATAATATATCTGTCAAGCACTTTTTTAAGAAATTTTGCGCCCGGTCGCAAGAAAAGAGCCTTTCAGCTCTCTTTCTTTGTATCTTGTTATTTTATGAGTTTATCATAATTTTTACTTTGTTTTAATCTTTTATTTATTTCATCTTTAACTTCATTAATAATTTTAAAACGATTATAAAAATCGCAATCATCTGCGCCACACATTATATCCTCATATACTTCTAAAAAATCTTCTCCTTTTTTAACTCTTAAATACATTTCTCGCAAAGAGTATTCTTCTATTGTAATAACCTCTGTATATTCAAATTCCATTTTATCTACCTCTCTTTTCTTTTGCTAAACGTAAAAGGTTATTTTTTGCTCGCTGTTTCATCAACTGTCTTGTGCTTTTAGGCAAATGTTTTCTTTTTCTTTCATTATTATTAAAGCTACTATAATATTTTATTAAAAACTTTTTCTTTAATTTATATATTTTCATTTTTGAACTCATTTTTATTCCTCTCTTCCTTTATTGTGTCTTTATTATATCATAAAGGGTTGAGGTTGTCAACCCTTTATTTTAAACATTTTTTACTACAAGGACAGTTTCCTGAAGTCCGTCATTACTTGCAATATACATTTCAAACTGAGTATCCCATACTCTACCGAGTTTGATGAATGTAACCTGTGGGCTATTATCCATCATATCAAAGAAGAGTTTTGCGCTCATGAATGTGTTGTTATTTGCTTTAAGCCAATTTTTAATTTCCCATGTATACATACGCTTTACCTCTCTTTCTCTTTTCTTGAGTTAATTATATCATGCGGTGGTGCGGTTGTCAAGCATTTTTTTGAAAAATTTTGCGGAGGCGCGCCCGGGCAAAAAATACAAGGCGGTTCATGTTTCCATGACCGCCTTCCCGCATCAATAAGTATCAAGTCCCATCATTTCAGCTTCAAGGTCGCTTATTTCACTATCAAGCTTCGGCGCTTCAAAGTACATTTCTGCAGTTCTCTGTGCTTCTTCTTTGTTAAGTGCTTCAACGATGAACTCTTCACCGCTTGCTTCGTCATAGTATAAATAATTCTTCATTTTAATCACCTTTCCTTTCATTTGATATACTTATTATATCATGGCTTTACTCTCTTGTCAAGCATTTTTTTATAAATTTTATCAAGTTCATCAAGAGTCATTAGACCTTTCTGCTGAGCCTTTACCATAACTCTAAAGTAAACAGCTATTTTACTATCTTCACCAAATTTGTAATTTACTTTTTCAATCATGTCTTTAAGATACTGTTTCATGGCGGTTGCCCCCTCTCTATCCTTTTCTTTATTATAACAAAAAATCGGAAAATTGTCAACTATTTTTTGCTTCCGTAAATGCTAAAATTTTGACAGGATTTAGTCTTTTTGTTATAGGAATGAATATTTTATCGCCGGATTAAAAAATCGTTGACAAAATAGCGGTTTGCATGGTATAATAGAAATGGCGGTGCGTTTGCCAGAGAAGCGCCAGCAAACGCACCGCCAAAACAAGGTTGAGCCAAAGGCGGTAAACCTTTGGCTCATTTAGGAAAGGAGGATTTTACAAAATGTATCTGTTTGAATAGGCTACTGAGGACTCGAACCCCATTTCCAACCCCCACCCTAACCTTATAGGGTGGGGGAGTAACCTCACCGCTGACTACTCAGCGATGTAGTAGGTTGCAGGGTTCTTACCCTTGCCCTCTACCTTTACAACACCCTCAATCTGCTTGAGAAGTGCGGCTGCCTTGTTGGTTGATATACCAACCGCCTCAGCGATAGCCTTTGCGGTCTGTGGCTCAGCGCCCATAGCCTCAGCAATCTTAATCTTTACTGCCTCGTTCTCAATCTGAGCCTTTGTAGGCTTTGACGACTTCTTGTCAAGAGCCTCAATCATCTTTGTTGCAACCTCACGCATTTCGTCTGTGCAACCCTCAAGTTCCATTGTCTTTGTAAGAAATTCTCTCTTTGTCATAATTATCAATTCCTTTCTTTGTTTGATTTATTTTTTATTTTGTAAGTTTATTATAACAAATTTTTTAGTGTTTGTCAAGCACTTTTTTTATTTTTTTATTATCTCTTTCGCTTCATTGGTTTCAACCCCTTTCCTTATCTTTTATGTACTTATTATATCATAATGCTTTTTATTTGTCAAGCACTTTTTTAACTTTTTTATTCTGTGCTTTTTCGGCTTAACACAGAGAACCGTGGGAGGTTCTTGCCTCACTTTCTGATATAATTATAGCAAAATTTTATTTGTATGTCAAGCACAAATTTTTAGGAAATTTTTGTGCATTTTGCACAAAAGAAAATGCTTGACATTTTTTCTGCGGTGTGGTATAATGGTGAATTTGGCGCTCGCACGGGGAAGGGCACCCGCGCTCGCGCCATCGAAAAAAAGAGGACTATTAGTCCTCTCTTTTTCTTCTTTCATACACATCTGATATTCCTACCATTAAGTCAGCCCATGTCCAAGAGCAGCCATCAGAGTCATAGAAACATACAGTATTTTCAAATCCTGCTTCTTCTAATTCGTTTATTGCGTTTAACACTCCGCCTACAAAAAATCTGTATTTAGTCTTTTCTATCTCTTCTTTTCTTTCCTTGATTTCTTTTTCAAGGTTTTCAAGTTCTTTACGAGTTAAGTTTGAAATATCCATAATTTACACCTCTTCTCTCCATTTATCATACTTTGGGTTATTAGGGGACTTCTTTGCCCTCTCTACCATGATTTCCTCTCTTTTGTCGAGGATTGCGGAAACAAGTCCGCCAAGTGCAAAAGCACCAAATGTCATTCCTAAAATTATAAGTTCACTCATTTTTTATTCCTCTCTTTCATTTGATACATTTATTATATCATGTAAGAGGTTGTTTGTCAACCCCTTATTTTAAATTTTTTCAAGAATTTCATCTGCGGTAAGCCAACCGATAACATCCATAGGCTCTTCAGAAAGTTTTATTTTATCAATAATAGCCTGCCCCTTAACTTCAAGCAATCCTCTTTCACTGCCATAAGTTAGGGGGTTGATAGCGGCATCCCATAAGTAGATACCATCTTTGTCACAAACTATAAGTATAGCACTGTCCTGTCCAACTATAGTATTAAAGCTAATACCTCTTTGATGAAGACCAACTACAAGCTTTACAAATTCATTAATGTCAATTTTTGTATTTTCCATATTTGTTTACCTCTTTCCTGTTTTTCTTTATTATAGCACTTTTATTAGAGGGTGTCAAGAGTTTTTTTGAAAAAATTGCGGGCGCCCGGTCAAAGTGGCGGAGGGGTCGAGTAAAGACCCCTTAACCGCCATTCCCGCTATCCAAAAATTTTATCCTGACAAGCAGGGCACATACCAGAGATAAGACACTCTCTTTCTGTTGCGGACAGATAAGGAAAAGCGTTCTGCACAAGCGCACCTTCCTCATATCTTTCAAGGTCAGTCTGATTAACTTCAACTGCCCAACCTCTGTTACAAAATACACAATTTCCGATAAGATTAATTCTCATATTATTCACCTTTCCTTTCGTTACTCTTTTGTTTGTTTCTATAATAATATTATCAAAAATTTTAGCAAAAGTCAAGTAAAATATTGCACAAAGTTTCGGGCGGTTGGTGATTAAAATTTGTTCAACTTTTCTCTTGACAAAAAAGCTGTGATGTGGTATAATGGAATTTTGGGGCGCGGGCGGAAGGCCACGCGCGCACGCGCCCCATCAAATAAAAAAGAGCGATTAATCGCTCTTTTTTGCTCTTGCAAGCTCTCTGAGCTTTGCAACTTTCTTTGCGTTATACTTTGGTTTCTGACCCTTGACATTTTCAAGGATTACCTTTGCGTCCTTGGGTGCTTCCGCCCTTGTCTTATATACCTGACCATTATACTCATATCTTACTATTCTCATATTGCTTACCTCTCTTTCATTTTCTATATTTATTATATCATATATTCTTTATCTTGTCAAGATTTATTTTTCTTATTTTTTTATTTGCTTCTTTTTTGGTTGCTACTATTTCTACCCAACGACCGCCTTTGTCTGACTGTCCTGTATATTTTGTTCTTGTCATTTTTTTGTAATCAGCTCTACCCATATGTTTTTCCTCTCTTTCATTTTCTATATTTATTATAGCATATAGGATTTAATTTGTCAACAATTATTTTTTGCGCCACAATTTTCACAATAATTTGGATATATACCTTGTGTTGACATCATTGACCTACGGTAATTACAAAATGGACATTCAATTTGCCATGTATATGATTGACAATCAATATCAATCCATTTCCCTTCTAATCTTGAGTTTTCAGTTTTATTAATTATTATTCTTTCCATTTTTATTACCTCTCTTTCATTTCCTTAATTATATATTACTACTTTTTTATTAGTTTGTCAACAACTATTTTCATTTTCTTTATGTATCTTGTAAGGCTTTATGCAAGCCTTGCAAGTGTCTTTTCATTTATAAAGGTTGCCTTTTCAAACTTAACCTGATATGAAATGTTTTTAAGGTTTATATCGCCACTCTCTGTGAATGGTATGTTATCCTTTACCCATTCCATATGGAATTTTTCAGTCATAAGCTTTTCAAAGATTTCGCCTTTATTATACTTGCTATCCGCAACCATATCTTCAAAATATGACTTTGAACAAACAACTTCAGCACCCATAATAAGCATATACTGCTTCTGTGCTTTTGTTGGCTTGAAGCGGAGGCTGTAGCCCTGTCCTCTTGAAGCCTTGTCAAGGGTGCAAACATATGGCAGATCTGAGCCTATAAGGTATGACGCATATATAACACCGTCATATTCAAAACCCATAATATAATTGTGAGTATAAGCAAGGCGCTCATATTCAGTTATTAGATGATTAAAAAGTGTAGTATTCATATTGGTTTAACCTCTCTTTCCTTACCTCTATGTATAGAGTATATCACACCTTGCACCGGATTGCAACCCCTATTGCAAAAAAATTTTGCACAAAATTATGGGATAAAATTTGTTAAAATTGCACAAAAATTTTTGCTTGACAAACATCTGGCGGCGTGGTATAATAGAAATTTGGGGTTTTGACGATATGAACGTATGCACATATGAAAATATACACATATGTATATATGCACATATGATTGAGCGCACATATGACAACGGTTCCGGGTGTGTCCTCGAACGTCTGTTTGGCGCGCAACCGGTTGCGCAAAATCGAACACCTGTTCAGAACGCAATAGCGGCTGGTTTGCGCCGAAGGGCAGTCGAAAACCAGCCGCCCAACGCAAAAAAGCCAGTCGTTCGGCTTTCGCTTACTAATCCTGACTTTTTTGCTACTGAGCGCTGGGAACTTGGCGCTCAGCCTGCTGGCATTCCCAGGCGCCCCATATGGTTCCCCAGCTATGGCGCCCCGCTTTCGCGGTACTCAGTACGGCGGTTTAATTCGGTGGTGCTCTCATACTCCTTACCTCACTTTCTGAATTAAGTATAACATACTCGGTTCAGTTTGTCAACTACTTTTTTCTTTTAATTTCAAATTTTTCAGTAGGAAAATCAAAACTTAAAGTTACACAGTTTGTATTTGCTTCAGAAATTATAGGTTCTGAATTTACCCAAATATTATAATCAAGTTCTTTGTTTATAAGTATATTTGCGTCCATTGGATAATCTAAAAGTTTAGTAATTAAATCTTTTACTGTCATAATTTTTCCCCTTTTACCTTTTCGGTATCCTTTCCTGTTTTCTGTATTTATTATATCATGTATCTTTCAGATTGTCAAGCACTTTTTTCAATTTTTTTGATTTTTTCAGAGGGTCTACTCAGAGTAGACCCAGCCCCCGATTTCAGAGGCGATGGCTTCCGCCTCAACCTCATCGGTCGTTCTGTAGAAGAACTGATTGTTCATGTCGATTACGTAGTACATACTGTGTACCCCCTTCCTTTATCTTGACTTAATTATAGCACTTTAAACCGGTGTTGTCAACCCTTTTGTGAAAAATTTTTCAAAAAAATTTTTTTAATTTTCCTCTTGACAAAAGGCATGGCGGTGTGGTATAATATTTTCGCCCGCCAGGCGGTCGCTGATAGCAAAAGCGGTTGCTGAGTTCAGTATCAGCAACCGCTTTTATTATTTCTTTAAGTGTTTTTTAATCCAATTAATAAATATAATTATTGGAATTAGCCACCACCCAAAAACTATATCCTTAATATCTTCGTCAGCGTTTACAGTGTTAAGAACTAAAATTATAATACCTGTAATGAGATACATTACTATCATTCCTAATAAAAACATCATATTCTATTACCTCTCTTTCCTTTACTATGATTTAAGTATAGCACATTGGTGCGCAGTTGTCAAGTAAAATATTGCACAAAATTACAGGAAAATTTTTGTACAGTTTGCACATAAAAAAATGCTTGACAAACAGCCTGAGATCTGCTCTAACAAGTACAGCGGTCTGCTGGCGATTCGCACAGCCGCCAGCAGACCGCCCAAAGGCGAGGAGATTTACTCCTCGTCCATCACTGGCATAGACATCAGCACCGCAAACTCCAGCCGCAACATATTTATATCAGCTATGGTCTCCGCCATCCTTGAGAACTCTACCGTATATTCATCTTCAAAACCCCTTCTTCTTATCATCTCGTTAAGCATTTCTTCTCTATTCAGCATTTTTGTTTTCCTCTCTTTCCTTTTTCTAATTATATATTATCATACTTTTACCGGTTTGTCAATACTTTTTTTAAAAATTTTTAAGCGGTTGTTTTTATTAACAACCGCTTATTTTTACTCAATTATAACTTTATTTTTATAACCCTCCCATACATCTCTTGCATTAAAATCCATATATACATCATCGCTATCCCAATTTCTTGCTGAAATTAAAACGGTTGCGTCCTGTGGAAGTGTGTTGAGCTTGTTAATTAAATCCTTTACTGTCATTTTTTATTCCTCTCTTTCCTTTTGTAAGTTTATTATATCATAAAGGGTTGAGGTTGTCAACCCTTATTTTCTTTTAATTTCAAATTTTTCAGTAGGAAAATCAAAACTTAATGTTATACAATTTGCATTTGTTTCAGAAATTATAGGTTCTGAATTTACCCAAATATTGTAATTAAGTTCTTTATTTACAATTATATCTGCGTCCATTGGACAATCTAAAAGTTTAGTAATTAAATCTTTGACTTTCATTTTTTTATCCTCTCTTTCTCTCTTTCTGATTATATATTATCACATTTCCGGTTATTTGTCAACAACTATTTTTACTTTTTTTATATGAGCTTAGCAATATGCTAAGCTCATATTTGCCCACTTTAAAATTGAAATCTGATTGCAAGCTCTGCCGATTGTTAAGGCTTCGCGCTTGGTGCTGACTCTCTTTGATTTGTCTATATACCAAACACCATTTGAAAACCATATGCCACAGTTGCCACCATATGCTTTGATTGCCTTCATAGCAACAACCATATCTTTGGTCTCTATGCCTTCTGTTGCAACTTGCCAACCTGACTTATAAGTTATAACCTTACCATTCTTAAGGGTAAGACCGCCATTGTTTTTTATTTTCTTGAGTGTTCTAATATTAATCATTTTGTTTTCCTCTCTTTCCTTTTCTATGTCTTTATTATATCATGGGCTTGACCATTTGTCAAGCCCTTTTTATTAAATTTTTAAGATTTTTGTAAACTCTCTGTCTTTCAGATAAGCAACCGGCGCTTAGCTCGTCCGCCTACCCTATTCAATTTTGTTGTTTACCTTTATCTTGATTAAATTATATCAAACCGGTTGCAATTTGTCAATAGTTTTTTATAAAAAATTTTGCACAAATTAAGGATAAAAATTTATATAAAATTTGTGCAAATTTCCTCTTGACAAAACCCGTTGCCATGTGATATAATTTTTTGGCGGTCAGGCGGTCGGTAGCAAAAGAAAAAGGCTGATTTATTCAGCCTTTACTTTGTAAGTAAAAAGTGTTATTTCTTTATAGTTACCTTTTATTTTGTTATACTCAGCAACCGCCTCAGCTCTATTTGTAAAAGTTGCGATTTCTTCACCTTCCGCCCAAATTTCGTAAATATTCATCATGTTTTTGTCCTCCTTTTGTTTTTCTGATTTAATTATATCAAAAAAAGTGCTTGTTGTCAAGCACTTTTTTAAAAAATTTTTTTATTTGGGTGAAAAGCTCTAATCAAAGAGCTTTTCACTTGTCTGATAAAGCTTATCAGTGAAAATGTGGTCATACACATAACGCGGATACCAAACACTGATAACGTCCTTCTTGCGTCCTCTTGCAAGTTCCTTGCCGTCCTTATCTCTTAAAACCCAAACTCTCCAATTCTTATTCATACCTTTGTACCTTTCATCACTTTGTGATGTCCTTTCCTTTATCTTGATTAAATTATATCATTGTTTTTCTTATTTGTCAACTACTTTTTTTATTTTTTTATTATTATTCTGAAGCCCGCATTTTCAAGTCTTTTTATATCAATTTCGCTTGCTTTTGTTTTATCAATTACATAACCATCTATCATTATTATCGCCATTTTTTTATCCTCTTTTCCTTTTTTCTTTATTATACTATTTTTGTTTTGCTTTGTCAACTATTTTTTTAACTTTTTATCTTGAAGCTTTAAGCTTCAAGATAAAAGTTTTCTTCTTTATTCATTATTATTACAAAGTCAAGATTGAAAAGCTTCTTTTCTTTTGCGTAAAAATTGAATGTGTTCATAGCCTGTGAATAGTTGTTTGTTGTTACTACCTGTGCATTTCCTAATAAGATTTCATACATACCTTTTTACCTTTAGCCTTTTGGCTTTCCTTTCCTTTATCTTGACTTAAGTATATCACTAACAACCGGTTTTGTCAATACTTTTTTAAAAATTTTTTTATTTATTTTTGCACAAATTAAGTGATAAAAATTTGTGCAAATTTTTTGCAAATTCTACTTGACAAAATGTGCTTTCATGTGTTATAATATTTTTGGCTTTTTTACGTTGCTTTCGATTGCATTAAAAAAGCTTGAAGTTTTTTGCTTCAAGCTTTTTCTTTGTTTGTGTTTAGTTGGTTTTTGCTTTTATCCATTCTGTGATGATAACTCTATTTCTTCTGTTGTTATCGTCAATTTCTCTTGTTTTCCATGTCCAAGTATCTTCCATTTTGAGCATGAAATCGATTTTATTGATTTCTTCAAGTGCTTCGTTAAGTCTTTCGATTGTGTCGTTATTTGTATATTCTTTTCCTTTGATTGTGATTGTGTTTTCGTTCATAGTCTTTACCTTTCCTTTCCTTTTGCTTGTTTTCCTTTTTCTTGAGTTAAGTATAACATGATAAACCGGTTTTGTCAATACTTTTTTTAAATATTTTTTATTGTTATTTTTCACAAAAATAGGAAAAAAATTTGTTTATTTTTTTGTAAAAAAACACTTGACAAATTACGTTGTGCTGTGGTATAATTAAATTTGGCAGTTTGTCGAGTGCAGCGGTTGTCCGCTCCTCGTGGCGTTTCATGGTGCGGTTCGCGCACATCAAAAAAAGAAGAGCTTTTCAGCTCTCCTTTTTGTCTACCAAACGAAGTCCTCGTCTGTCATGTAGAACCCGCCGATTTCCTCAGCTATGAGTCTTGCGCCTTCTTCGTCATTCTTTACTGTTGTGAATATTCTATTGTTTGTGTCGATGATGTAATATGTCATATTTTTTTACCTTAACCTCTTTGAGGTTTCCTTTCCTTTATCTTGATTAAATTATATCAAACTAAACCGGTTTTGTCAATAGTTTTTTTGAATATTTTTTGTAGTAATTTTGCACAAATTAAATGAAAAATTTTTGTGCAAAATTTTTAAAAAAAGTGCTTGACAAATTTGCTTATCCTGTGGTATAATAATTTTGGAATTAAAACGAAAACCCAGAGGGTTCATCGACAGTAGCAAAAAATTTTTAGGTGCAGAGTAAACCGAGTGTAGGTAAAAGCTTTTTGACGGGCGGACGCCTTTGAGGAACAATTTGCAAATGATTTGCAAAATACATTTACGCACCCCAATTCCCAGAGAAAATTATTCTCAAAACCGAACAACGAATAAATAATAAAACTCGATTCCCAGAGAAAATTATCCTCAAAATCGAATAACGAATCCTTCAAAAAAATCACGTAACCCATACCCGCAAGAGAAAACGAATTAAACGTATTTCTTACTCAACTCTTTATCCTTCTCTTTCTCATAATTAATCTTCTCCATATCAGGATCTTCAATACTTCCTTGAATACCTTCTTCCTCCACAATCAAAATATCAAAATTAGTTTCACCAAAAACATAAAAAATTATATTATAAACATCATCCCAATCAAAATCTTCAAAATCCTTTTCACTAAAAATCAACTTACAAGGCGGGAATGTATTTTTAATAAATTCAAACCCCTCAATTAATCTTGTCTTAGTAATAGGCTTCTGATAACCACAACAAATCATAAATGTAAGACTATTTAAAACACTGCTACAAAAGCTATGTCCATTCCATCCATTAGGTAGTAGCGGTTGCGCGTGCTCATCATATCTTTCTTTTATCCATGGGCCAATACCTCTTTCCATACTACATTTATTATCAGTTAAATGAACTAATACTCTTTCACCTTCATATCCAAATATATCATCTTTTCTCTTATTATACTTAAACATTGCGCGAACGCGGCCTCGTGACGCCTCAAAGCTCGCCCTGCCGCATCTCCTCTCTAAATATTTCTACATTCATTATATCAAAAATTCTTAAATTTGTCAATTTTGCCCAAAACGCTTGACAAATGAAAAAATTTTTAGTATAATATAATCAGGATGAAGAAAGGAGTCTCTCACATGGAAAACCAAGAAAATACAATCAAATTAGACTTTACACTTTCTACACCAGAAGAACGAATTGAATTAGTTAATAAAATATTAGAAGTAACTCCTCAAGAGAAATTAACAAATAAATATTTAGAGATATTAGCAGATTATATAATTTTTGCAATTAATAAAAAAGATAATGATAAAAAAATAATAACAGAAAATAGAAGTGTTACAATTAACAAAAGAGAAACAAGCTTAGAAGGACTTGCGGCAATATTTAACACTAATAGCGAAAATAATTCTAATTCTTTAAAAGAAGATAGTCTATATAACCTAATTATAGATAGTGATAAAAACATTATCTTAACTCCAAAAATTAAAATTACAGATGAAGATATTGAAACTGTTCCAGGTCTTAAAGACCTTGTAAATACAATACAAGAGCTTGAAGAAGCTCTCAAAACTGCGGTTGGTAAGCAACGTTACTCAATTAAGAAAAATATTATTGAGTTGCGCAAAGACCAATATGTGTTGCGGTCTGCATATAAAAAACCAATTACTTGCATAAATGCAACCAAATCCGCACCTAAATTAATTACATATGAAAATGTTACAATAAACAAAGAAAGCGGTGATCTCTCTGTGGAGAGTAATATGTCTCTCCTTATTCCGGAGCACGTCTCCGCGCTATTATGTAACTATTCAAAAATTAAAGAAGAGTGCGCTGGAAAGTTTGAATCTGATATGTATTATCTTATGATTGCTCTTGAAGAAACAATCGACAAGGCATTATATGATTATCCCCTTTACTATGATATAGTAGTCTATAAAATAGATGGATTACAAAATAAAGATATTCAGCGGGAACTGGAACTTACTTTTGGTTTTAGATACTCTGTTGAATATATATCATCATTATGGAGAAATAAAATACCTAAACTAATTGCAGAACAAGCGCAAAAAGATTGGTTAGAATGGTATTATACAAATAAGAAAAAAGGTTATTGGAAAAAATGTAGTAGGTGTGGACAAATTAAATTAGGACATAATAAGTTCTTTTCAAAGAATAAAACAAGTAAAGATGGTTGGTATAGTATCTGCAAAGATTGCAGAAATAAGAAACCAGGGAGCGTGAAAGATTAATGGCTAATGTTAAAAGCGGTGCTGCGGTAACAAAGAAATATACTTGTTCAAGATGTAAAAAGACCATGTCCGAACTTAAGTTTTACAAACATCGAGATGGTTCAAAAGACGAAATGTGTAAAGACTGTCTTTGTGCGCACGTCAATAATTTTGAACCTAATACTTTTACATGGATTCTTGAAAGACTTGATTATCCTTATATTCCCGCGGAATGGAATATATTAAGAGATAGAAAATTTCAAGAAGATCCACGAGGCGGGACTGGCGGTTCTGCGGTCATGGGCAAGTATCTTGCCAAAATGAAACTTAAGCAATTTACAAACAAAGCAACTGGTCAGCAGTATGGATGGGCAGATTCTGAAATGCTTATTCAAGAAAGATATGCTGAACCTGAATTAACAGAAGAAGAAAAGGCTGCGCAAGAAGCGCAAAAAGAAGAATTAAAGAGAGCCTTTGAAGAAGGAACTATTTCAGAAGCAGAATATAAAACTTTAGCTTCAACAGAAGAACAAAAAGAAAATATTGACTTAATGCCAGATTTTAATTTACCTGGCGCGGTTGTAGTAGATGGTGGTTTTCAAGATGATATATATATGTCTGAAGATGAATTACCTGATCCCGCAAAAGATTTAACTGATGAAGATAAGATATATCTTGCCATGAAATGGGGAAGATTATATAAACCTAATGAATGGGTTGCTCTTGAACAGAAGTACACAGAAATGATGGACTCTTTTGATATTCAAGATGCAGACACCCGCAACACATTGATATTAATGTGCAAGACTGATTTAAAAATGAATCAGGCTATTGACTGTGGCGATGTTGATGGATACCAAAAACTTGCGCGAGTTAGTGATGGATTAAGAAAATCTGGTAAGTTTACAGCAGCACAGAATAAAGATAAAGATAATGAGCAAATTTCTTGTGTTGGACAGATTGTTGCCTTTTGTGAAAGAGAAGAAGGATTTATACCTAAATTTGTTCCTGAGGATAGCATCCCGCAAGATATTATAGATGTTATTATTCAAGATAATCAAAAATATTTATATAATTTGGTAACTAAAGACCTTGGATTTGGTCAACAGATAGAAAACTACTTAAAGAAGATTCAGCTTGAACATGAAGCTGCTGAAGGTGATTATGGAGTAGAAGAAGATGAAATTCAAGATGAAGATATTGCTAAATACTATGAAAGAATAGAAGATGAAAAAGCAATAGATTCTGAAATTACTCAAGAGAGTAATGCATATGAAAAGGCGGGTGACAGTAATGGCGCTAGCTGATTTAATGGCATTATCAAAAAATAAAGCAAGTCAAAAGATAGGTGTATCTGAAGAAAGATTAAGAGCTTGTATGCCTGAATTGCGCAAGGCTATTGCTTTTTATAGAGAATACCCTGATTTGTATATTGATTACTGTAACACTCTTGCGGGAAGCAAGGGTAAAACTCTTAATTTATTTACTTATCAAAGAGTTTTCTTACGTCAAGCTATGAGATATAGACATATTTATGCGGTATATCCTCGTGCTTATTCTAAATCATTTTTATCAGTATTAGTTCTTATGTTAAGATGTATTTTTTATCCAGGTTGTCACTTATTTGTTACAACAGGTGGTAAAGAGCAGGCAACAGGAATTGTAAGAGAAAAAGCAGAAGAGCTTTGTAAATTAGTTCCTGGTTTAGCAAATGAAGTAAATTTTGACAGAGGTAAATCTAAATCTTCAAAAGAAGAATTTAGTTTCTTATTTAAAAATGGTAGTATTCTTGACGTAATGGCAGCAAGACAGTCTTCAAGAGGTCGAAGAGCTACTGGAGGACTTATAGAAGAGGTTATTCTTGTGGATGGTACACTTTTAAACGAAGTAATTATCCCTACTATGAACGTAGATAGACTTCTTCCAGATGGGACTCGTCATCCTGAAGAAATTATTAATAAAAGTCAAATTTATGTTAACTTTTTTGGTCAAAACGTTACAAAGATATGTGCATAATTTTTATATATAGTAGAAAATAAAGAATGGAGGTTTCTACTATGTATTATATTTATAAAATTGAAAATTTAATAAATCATAAAATTTATATTGGTTTAACTAATAATATTGTAAGAAGAAGAACTAGGCATTTCACAGATTTAAGACATAATCGCCATGATAATCATTTTCTTCAAAAAGAGTTTAATATCTATGGAGAAGATAATTTTTCTTTTACTATTGAATTTGAAGGAGATGTTACAGAAAAAGAAATTGGAGACAAAGAAAAAGAATTTATTAAGAAGTATGATAGTTATAGAAATGGGTATAATCAAAATGAGGGTGGTAATTTTGGAGCAAGTAATGGAGGTTCAAAATTAACTCAATCAGATATATTTAATATTCTTTCTGTTGTGGAATTTATGTCTAGACCTGGTCAAGTTTTGGCAGATATATATGATGTTTCCAGAACGACCATTAGTAGAATAAAAAAAGGTATTAATCATAATCAATATAAAGAAGAATATGAACAGCTTCCTTTGGAAGAAAGACAAAAAATATATAAAGTTTTTTGTGAAAGTTATGATTTTATTAAAAAGAAAAGAGAATCTACAATTATACAATCTAAAAGAAAATTAAATAAGGAACAAGTATTTTTAGTTCTTTATAATTATGAACATAGAATATTAACTAATATTCAAATGGCTAATAAAGTAGGTGTAAAAAGTGTTTATACTTTAGATTGTATCAAAAATGGATTAACTTATCAAGATTACGCACTTGAATATAAGAAATTAACGAAAGAACAAAAAAATAAATTAGCATCGCTATTAAGTAATTAATAGTTGCAAGCCATTGAATTGCTGGAAAGCCCTAACGTAAAGACGAGGGTAATCAGCAGCCAAGCTCGAAAGAGAAGGTTCAACGACTATCCCGAAAGGGAGTACACTCAAGTGAGTGGAAGTGGTGGCCCCCTACTTGAAAGAGAGGGTGAAGATATAGTCTACTCTGTATAGAAATATACAGCAGTTCATTAGAGAACGCATACGGATTAACGACTCGTATGGAATAAAAAGGAACGACAGCAGGTTGGAAGAATACTTATCCTTATGAAAAATTAATGATGGTATTACTTGAACAAATCACAGGTAGTGAAAGCGCGGTTGTTATGGGCGGTACGTGGCGCGTACCAGTTGCAGAGGGACTTTTAGCTAAGAACTTCGTACAGCAACTTAAGCTTGATGGAACTTATAACGATAGTTCATTTGGTAGAGAGTATGAATCTGAATGGAGCGGAGATGCGGAAAATGCTTATTTCTCGTCAGAGATTTTTGACAAATATCGTATTCTTCTCCAACCAGAATATGAATTTAGTGGAAGAAGTAGCAAATCTGCTTATTATGTAATTGGAGTCGATGTTGGTAGAAAAGGATGTTCAACAGAGGCAGTTATTATTAAGGATGCAAACGGTCTTGGTATTGGTCTTATAGATTATATGATTAAAGCACAAATTGATCCTGTTTCTGGTGAAACACTTCTTCCTTTTGGTGTTGACAACATAGAAGATTATCCTGAATATAAAAAATATAGAACTCCTGAGACAGTTAAAGATGCTATGTATTTAATTAAAGCAAATGCGCCAATTAATACAGAAGCTCATTCTTATGTTCAAACTCAGTTGTCAAGCGGAAAGATAAAATTCTTAATAGATGAAACAACCGCAAAACTGAAACTTATGGATACTAAATTAGGTCAATCTATGACACCTGAAAAAAGAGCTGAATATTTAATGCCTTTTACTTTAACCACTTCTTTAAGAGAGCAAATGCTTAATCTTGTAGAAGATAATGAAGGTGTTAATATTATTTTAAAACAGTCTTCTAAAGGAACTCCAAAAGATAAATTCTCTGCTTTTGAATATGGTATGTTATTCATTAAGCGCGAAGAGGAAAGAAAGAGAAAGAGAAAAGGATTTAATATAGAAAGTTTAATGTTATTTAATTAAAATTTTTTGGTCAAAAGTGACAAAAAGATATTAATACTTTTTTATATTTAATATAAGTTATATTGGGTAAAGGAGAATTGTATGAGAGCTAGTAGAGGCGAAATAAAAATAGAAGAAATATTACAAGAAGCTGAATTAGAGTTTCAAGAAGAATATAGTTTTAAAGACCTCCTTTCCAATACAGGCAGACCTCTTAGGTTTGATTTTGCGGTTTTTGATGATGAAGGAAATTTAGATTTTCTTATTGAATATCAAGGTATTCAGCATTATCAGCCTAAGGAAAAATTTGGTGGATGGAGCGGTTTGCAGAAACAACAATTCAATGATTTAAAGAAGCGTGAATACTGTAAAAAGCATAATATTACTTTAGTAATTATTCCATACACTGATGAAAATATAATTGATTATGATTATATTATGACAAAAGCTGGATATTAGGAGGAATTTATCATGCACAATTTAAGAAAGACCGAAGTTGTACATCGTGATCTTGGTATGAGACTGTTGTCTGATAGAGATGAATATCCTATAAATCCTGAAACTGGTTTAATTGATTTCTCAAAAATAAAAGTTGGGGTTAAGACACTTGAAGATGCGGTCATTAGCACCCCGCAGAAAAAGGTTAATGCTAATTATGCCAATAAAGAATATGTGCTTCGCGCGATTGATAAAAATGATGTTGTAGAATTAAGGAAAATATCAGATTTTTATTATAAAACAAGCGGTATCTATGCAAGACTTTGTAGATATTTAGCACGTCTTTTTAGATATGATTGGTATGTAGTACCTTATATTTATGGCGGAGACACTTATCCTGTTGACAATGAAGATAAAGGTGATTTAGGCGCAAAGAATGTTAATAAAATTTTAGATGCTTTCTTTAAAGCTTTAAATTATCTTGATAATTTTCAAGCAAAAAGGACTCTTAATGATATAGCATTAAAGGTCGTTCGATTTGGATGTTATTATGGTTATGTAGTACATAGTGCAACTGGACCAAGTATTCAAGAGCTTCCGCCTGCATATTGTCGATCAAGATATAAACAACATGGTAGACCTGTTGTAGAATTTAATATGAGATATTTTGATGACTTATATCCTGATGAAGAGTATAGAAAGAAAATATTAAAAATGTTTCCTGAAGATTTCTTAAAAGGATATAGATTATATAAAAAAGGTAAATTAACACCAGATTTTCAAGGAGATACTTCAGGTTGGTATTTATTAGATCCTGACTACGCTTTTAAAATAAATATGAATGATGAAGATTCGCCAATTCTTGCAACAGTAATTCCTGCGTTAATCGACTTAGATGAAGCACAAGAGTTAGACAGAAAGAAAATGGCTCAAAAGCTTTTAAAGATTATTATTCAGAAGCTTCCGCTTGATAAGAATGGAGATCCTATCTTCGATATGGAAGAAGGTCAAATGCTTCATAATAATGCGGTTAAGATGCTTAGTAGAGCTATTGGTATAGATGTTTTAACAACTTTTTGTGAAGTTGATGTTGCGGATATGGCAGACCGAAACACTACTACAACAGTAGATGATTTGGAAAAGGTTGAGAGGGCTGTATTTAACGAGGCGGGTGTGTCTCAAATGCAGTTTAATACAGATGGTAACTTAGCACTTGAGAAATCAATGGCTAATGATGAAGCTATGATGACTGATTTATTAAATCAATTTGAAGATTTAATGAATATGCTTTTAATTAACTTTAATAAAACTCCTAAGAAGGTATTTTATAAAGCACAAATATTACCTACTACAATTAGCAATTATAAAGAGCTTTCTAAGTTATATAAAGAGCAAACTCAAATGGGTTATTCAAAAATGCTTCCGCAGATTGCACTTGGTCTTGCGCAAAGTACAATTCTTGCAAACGCTTTCTTTGAGAATGATTTACTTAACTTAGTTACAGTATTTGTTCCTCCTCTTACTTCTAATACTATGAATGCTGATGCACTTGCGCAACAGCAAACTGGAAGAAGAAGAACTGGTCTTACAATGAAATCAGATGAGGAGAATGGCGCAACAGGCGGCCGCCCTGAATTACCGGATGAAGAAAAATCAACCAAAACTCTTCAAAACCTTGAAAGCAAAAATTAAGTATATAAAAGGAGGATTCGTAAATGAATGGTTATCAGTCTATTGCGACTATAAACGCTCCAGAGTTTATTAATTTACAGCCTCTTGATATAAACCCTATGATGTCTAAATGTGAAATTAAAGTTTTATATTTAGGTAAAAATAGAAATGGTACTAGCATCAATAAGGAAGCTGCTACGGAAATGGCAAAAACATTACGTGGCGCTCCTATTGTTGGGTACTATCGAGATGATAAACAAGATTTCTTTGACCACGGAGATCAAGTTATCCTTGATGGTGAAGGAATCCACTTTAAAACATTAACGAAGCCTTATGGTTTTGTTTCTCCTGATGCAGATGTGTGGTTTCAAGAATTTGAAGAATTTGATGAAACTGGAGAATCTACCATTAGAACTTATTTAATGACAACGGGGTACTTATGGACAGGTCAGTATCAAGAAGCTCAGCAACTATTTATGGAAGGCGGGAAACCGCAATCAATGGAGTTAGATGAAAATTCTATGAGCGGATTTTGGTCAAAAGAAGCAAATTCAGACATGGAATTTTTTATAATAAATGACGCAGTATTTTCTAAATTATGTATTTTAGGTGATGATGTAGAGCCGTGTTTTGAAGGTTCAAGCATAACCGCACCTAATGTAAGCAAAAACTTTACTTTAGATGACCAATTTAAGACTACTTTATGGTCAATGATGAAGGAATTGCAATATACTTTACAAGGAGGTAGTCAAAAAGTGGAAGATGAAATCAAAAAGAA